TGTTCCAGCGACCAGCCACGCTCTCCGGCGGCCTCGGAACGCGGCTTGAAGCCGGCGCGCACCTCGAGCAGATCGGCAGTGACTTCTTTCAGCGGGTCGACCCATGCCCATTTCGAAGCAATCCAGTCGATGGCGAGATAGCGAGAGCGGTTGGCCCAGTAGTCGGGAAGCGTCAGCACGCCGGAGGTCACGGCAACGTCGAGCCACTTGGCGGCGATGCGCCGGCACCATTGATGTACGATCAGCTGCGCCTGCAGGGCCTCGGCGCGGCGGCGGAACTCGAGCAAGCCAGCGCGGATTGAGGAATAGTTGACGCCCTTGAGGTCGCCAGTCAGTTGTTCGTAGGTGATGCCAGCGCCAGCGGCCACGGCCAGCAGCTCGGTACGCAGCCATTCGGTATATTGGCTCTGAATATCCGGGGGAGACGAGAACGTCACCTCCTCATCATCCTCCAGGTAGTGGATGCCGCCGGGCGTGAACTCGTCGAGCGGATCGGGATCGCCGGGCATGCTGACCAAACCGCCGAAGAGTGGGCCTTCGTCCTCGGGGTCGTGTGCGGTCTTGCGCTTCACAAACGCACCGAACAGCTGAGCGAGCTTCTGGCGGGCCAGGGTGGCGTCCTGCATCTCATCGATCTCATACAGCCGGATGATGACGCTGGTCAGCTCTGGCGTGCCACGCAACTGCCCGGGGCGTCCCCGGCGGTACATGTGGATGACGCTGTCGGCTGGCACTGGCACGCGGGTATTGATCTCGCTGGTCAAACGCTCGTGCGGATGGAAGCGCCACAGGTGGTAAGCGGTGCGCTGGCCAATGCCGTCGAACTCAATGCCCATCTTGATCATCCGGCCACCGAAGGCGCGACTGAAGGTCGGGTCCAGGTGCTCGGACTCGATCACCTGCAGTTGCATCGGCACACTGAGGCCATCACTGGTGCGGCGGTAGCGGATGCGGCCCAGCGCCTCGCCCGACTCAAACTGAGCACCAGCGGCCAGTGATTGCATGCCGTAAAAATTGTCCACGCCATCGGCGTCGCACTCTTCGACCCAGCGGTCCCACATCGCCTGGATGCGCTCATCGCCCCACTGCGGCTTGATGCCGGTGCCGACAAGGTTGGCGATGTAGGCCTCTTTGGCCTTAGTGGCATATGCGTTGTTGCGGATGGCGTTGTGAGAGCGTGCCACAAGAGTCGGAAGGTGCCGCTCGATGGGCGCGTTTGGGCCGGTTACGGTAGTGCCCTTGCCAGCCATGCGGCGCTTGGTCGATGCACCCTCGTACTGCGCGCGCACTAACTTATTGCCGCGGTAACGGATGCGGGGCTTGGTGGTCACGGTCATGTCAAAGCCCCTTGGTGGTCACGGCGTGGCGGGTTCGGCGCCCACCGCTGTCGGCATTGAGCTGGCCGGCGATGGTGCGCTCGAGATCGCGCAGCTTGTCGATGTCGGCGCGTGCGTACTGCACGGTACGCCCGTCCTTTGTGACCATGGTCGCCCGATTTCCGGCGGCCAGGTCGAGGATCGCTTGCTTGACCTGGGCAAGATCGGTGTCGGTGTAGGCCATGTGCGGCTCCTAGATTCGGGGTTTTGCGACCTTGCGCTTGCGCTTCTTGGCGGCAGGCGCTGAGGCCGGTCGAGCCTGCGGCTGGCCGTTGTCGGCGGTGCGCTGCGGGTCGACGACCAACGGGTTGGCGTCCCAGTCGTCAGCCCACGGCGGCGGGGCCTGCCAGTTGATCTTCTCGACGCCCAGGATAATGTTCAGCGCGAGGTCGTAGGCGCAGAGGTCGAGGGCTTCGTTGGGTCGCTTGCCGGGCTTCGTCCACTTGCCGGTGGCCGGGTCGCGCATCTCATACGTCAGCTCGTCGTACCACCATCGCCCCAACCATGCCGGCACGTGCAAATAGCCGGCGCCAGGGTTGTCGCGGTCCATCATTGCGGCCACGCCATCCTTTAGCAGGTCGGTGCCGAGGATGTAGAGCGGCACGTCGCCCCGGGCCCGACTCTTGCGGGACTTGCGACTGGTGTTGTCAGGCCAGGTCTTGCGCACGCGGTTGTCGGTTTTGCTGCTGCCGCCCTTGACCAGGTAGGCGCGGCTCTGCAGCCCCTCGCTACGCAGGCGGCGGAACCACTCATAGGCTTGGCTGGTGACGGATTCAGAGCCCTCGCCCTCGCCTCCGGTGTCGACGGCCAGGGCGAGGATCGGCATTCGCCGGTCACTGCCATCAGCCAACCGGTATGTGCGCTTGAGCACGTCGCGGGTCAGAAGGTCCCAATCCTCGGTCTGAGTGGCCGGGTTGATCTGACGCGGATCAAGGTCGTTCTTCGGGCCGCGGTCCTCGCGGATGTTGAAGCGATCAACCAGCCACTTTTCACGGTTTACACCGGTGCCGTGGATCTGGACGACGAAGCGCCGTTCCTTTCCTCCCTGCACGTCAACGGTGGCGGTTAAGAAGCGCACGCCGTGGGTCACGGTGCGCCGCTCGATCTGCTCGGCGCGGTCCATCAGGCGCTGACTGGAGCGCTGCACTTCAGCGCGACGGTGCAGGTAGGGCCGGCCCCAGTCGGTGGTGATGACGGTCTTGAGCGTCTCCTGGCTGCCGGTTTGCTTGTAGCTTTCCTCAGCGCGCGCCAGCTTGTCGGCGAGGCTCGCCCAAGACTGGAACGCGGCGGCCGGGCCCTCCATCCAGAACGATGCAATGCGCGTCTGGCGTGGCGTTCCGATCACCTCGCCCTCGAGGGTCAGCTCGCAGCCCTCTGGCACCCATCGGCCTGCCAGGTTGAGAGCGCGCTTGGCCTTGGGGTCGATCTCAATGCCGCAATGCGGGCAGGCGGCGCACTTAGCAGCCTGGCTGAAGTGGTCCATGGTTGGCGTGAACCATTGCTGGCAGGCCGCTTCGGGGCACTGCCAATAAAGCAGCCGCCGGTCGCCCTGGTTGAAAAGGTCGAGGATGCCGGTAGTCGGTGGCGCCATGTGCTGCGCATCCGCAGGGCGCTGCCAGTCGTGGGCGGTGATCTCGCGGCCCGGCGAGCTCTCGGCGAGCGTCATGCCGGTCGAGCCAAATGTCTGGGTTCGCTTGCTGGCCAGGGTAAAGGGGTCGCCCTCGCCATCGATGTCGTCGCCCAGGCGGTCGAAGTCGGTGATCAGCACGAACTGATAATCGCTCGAGGCCAGCACGTTCTTGGATGGCCACTTTATGCCGAGGTAGTTACCGGCCCGGAAGGTCTTGTCGTGGACGTTGTTGTCGTGACCGCGCGGGCTCAAGCGAGCGGCCAACGCCGGCGAGTGTTGCAGCATGCGGTCGATGCGTTTCTTGCTGAACTCGCGGGCCTTGTCCTCGCTTATCTGGATGATCAGGCCATCGCCGGGGTCGCAGTCGACCTTGTATGCGACGAAGCCATCCACGAGGGAGATTGTCTTGCCGGTACGCGCTGGACCGACGAAGATCACTGCGTCGTATTTGCGCAGTCCCATACAGTCGAGCGGCTCGACCATATAGGGCGTGGTGTCTGGGTTCCAGTCTCGGACAGTGCCGTCGCCGCCCACGATCTTCATACGCTCGGTGACGGCCTGGCTTGCTCGGATCCGCCTGGGCGGGCGGATCAGCTCGGCAACGTCTCGGCGGATGGCGGCGGCGCTGGCGGTGTTAGCCATTTGCAGCATCCTCGTCATCATCATCGGCGATGATCGCCCGGTACATCTGCTCTCGCAGAGCGTCGGTGGTCTTCTCGACTAGATCGATGGCCTCCGGTGGAAGGCCGGCATCGCGCTCGAGCATGTCGGCAAGGGAATCGAGGCCGGAAGCGACGGCTTTGGCCAGGGTGCTCATCTCCCGCTGTACCTCCTCGACCGGCACCAGGGAGCGCAACTCCCGCTCCAATTTGACTCGCTCATTTTCTGACTGGAACCACGCCCGCCGCTCCTGGGGAGCCAGATCGTCTACATCAAGGCCCTCTGCGATCTGAGGGCGAGAGCCGCGATCCATCGCATCGAAAACGTCGGCGAGTGAGTAGATGGGGTTACCGCGCCGAGAGCCTGCCGGGGAGATACCGGACTCCTGCACTATCCTCGCGATAGTTCGGCGGTCTTTCTTCAGCGCTTCAGCCAGCCGGCTGATGGACCAGTCGTAAGCGTCTGCCGTCCTGACAATATCCCCCACGGCAAGACCTCACATTGGTAAATATGTTCAACACCACCTGAACACGAAAATGACCAAAACAGGATTCAGAATGTACATGTCGCACAGGTCACGATCCCCATGGTGGCGCTAATTGTTGATACTTGCGGTGGATCATCCTAGAAACCCGAAATTTTGTCGAGTTCCGGGGTTTTCTGCGTCCC